TCATAAAACTAAAGGAGTTCAAAAGAATCTGAATATACTCTATAAAGATATAGAATTTGTATTTGGTACTGGTGGACTTCATGCATGTACTGAACCTGGTATTTATGAATCTGATGAAGACTATATCATTATAGATATTGATGTATCTTCATATTATCCTAATTTAGCAATAAAAAATAGATTATATCCTGAGCATTTAGGTGAAGAATTTTGTGATGTATATGAATATAGATATAATGAAAGAGGTCAATATCCTAAAGGTAGTGTATGGAATGGTTCTATAAAACTTGAATTGAATGGTGTATATGGTAAATCTAATTCAGAACATTCTGCATTCTATGACCCTAAATATACTATGGCTATTACTGTTAATGGTCAACTTCTAATTTGTATGTTAGCTGAAGCTCTTATGAATACTTCTACTCTTTTACAAGCTAATACTGATGGTGTAACTGTAAAATTATTAAGAGGAGATTTACCTAAAATATTTGCTATTATAGATTGGTGGGAAGAATTAACTAAACTCAAATTAGAATATGTATTTTATTCTAAAATGATTATCAAAGATGTATCTAATTATATGGCTATATCTACTGATAATAAAGTTAAAAGAAAAGGTGCAGCATTTAAAACTTACAAAGAATTAGAACTACATGAGAATCATTCAGCTTTAATTGTTAATGAAGCTATATCTGCATATTTTATACACAATACAGACCCAGTTCAATTTATGATGCAGGATTTAGAACAGAATGGATTACAAAATTTCTTTATGAGAGCTAAAGTACAAAAAGGTCATAGACTTGTAGCAAGAGATATAGAAGATACTACATTACAAAAACTTGTAAGATATGTAGTTACTAATACTGGTGTATCTCTTATTAAAATAATGCCACCACTTCCTAAGAATCCTGAAAAATGGAGAGAAACTGAAATTGAATCAGGATGGAAATGTACAGTATGTAATAATTTATCTCAAATAAACACTACAGAAATCATAGAAAATTTAAATTTAGAATATTACTTAATTCAAATTAAAAAAATAATCAATGGAGTTGAGAAATCAAATACAGCAGCAAGCAACACAGAAGATACACCTTCATAATTTTAGAGGTATTATTAATGTTGCACCAAGAGTTGGTAAATCTAAAATTGTATGTGATGCTATTAAAATATTTAAAGTTCCTCAGACAATACTTATTACTGTACCATATAATTCTATTCAAGAATCCTGGACAACAGAATTAAACAAATGGGGTGTAAATATTCCAATAGCTATCATAAATCAAAGAAGTTTAGCTAAAGAAAGTGATTTAAATATGTATGACATTATTATTTGTGATGAGATACATACATTATCTAATGCTCAAATACAAGTATTACAAAATTTTGATGGTCCTATATTAGGTGTATCAGGTTCTATTTCTAAAGAAACTGAAAAACAATTGCGACAAGAATTAGGATTAAAAACTATCTTTAAATATACTTTAGAAGAAGCTGTTAAAGATGGTATTGTTGCTAACTATGAAATTAATTTAGTTCCTGTAACTCTTGACAATAAAGATAAATATATAGATGCAGGTAATAAAACTACTACATTTAAAACTACAGAATATCTTAATTATCAATATCTTACAGAACAATTTACTAAATTTAAAAGAGCAGCATGGAATAATCCTAAAATGAATGCAGTTAAAATGCAATATGCTTCTAAAAGAGCTAATTTAATTTATAATTCTAAAACAAAATTAGAAGCAGTATCAAAAATTATTGCTAAATTTGACAGATGCTTAATATTTACTGCAAGAACAGAAATTGCTGACCAATTAGGTTCAGGTTACCATTCTAAATCTACTCCTGAAGTATTAGAATCTTTTATGTCAGGTACAATAAATAAGCTTGCAGTATGTGAGATGACTAATATGGGCATCACATTCCCTAATCTTAAAGTTGGCATATTTCATCAGATGAAAAGTTCTGAAGAATCTGCTATCCAAAAAGTTATGAGAATGTGTAATATGGAAGATGATGCTATTGCTCAAATATTCATTACCTATTATGCAAATACTGTTGATGAAGAGTGGATTAAAAAAGCATTAGAAGGATTAGACCCTGATAAAATTAAAATCTTATCATTATGATACTATGTATTTGTATTGATGATAAAGGAAAACCTTCAGATTTTCCTTTAAGTAAATGGATTAAGGAAGAGCAAGAATATCATATTATTGATGTTGTTACTGTATTGCCACAAAATGAGTTAGGGGTAACATTAGCTGAAATAACTTTAGATGCAACATGTTATCCTTATAAGTTCTTTTTAGCTAAAAGATTTGCTTTTACTGAAGAAAACTATAAGAAGCTTATAGAAATGGTAAAAAGTAAAAATGAAACTAAAGAATTCCAATTAGATTATGACATTTTAATTAAAAAACAAGAGTATGCGAATTGAGAATTTAGATACAGTCACAGCAAGTAAGATTTATTTACTTTTAACTATGTTAAATGGTACTTTATATGCTATTGCTGAATTAGAACCTGATAAAATGAAGGGACAAAACAAAGTAAGATTTTTAAATATTAGGAGTAATATTAGAAATTTTATGTATACAATTTCTAATTCAGCAACTGCAGCAGATAAAGAATTATTACATTCTTATACATTTGATAGTATAGGATTAATGGCTGAAGTATTTGCTTTATTGTCCTATGTTCCTGAAAATCAAATAGATTGGATGTCACAAGAAATAAATAAATTAGTTATACAATCTTTTAAAAACTTAGAGCATGAAAATTAATCAAGAAATATTTAAACTACTTGAAGAGCATGATGTAGAAAGTGAAGGTGTACTTTATCTTTTATCTATATTTCACAATATTGAATCTACTTGTATATCTGAAAAAACTATAAGAACTGTAAATAATCTTGGAATAGTTGAAAGAGATTACAAAACAAATACTATAGAATGGCATTTACCTCTCTATGATGGTCAAAATGTAGATTCAGTATGGGAATGGGTTAATCAGTATAGAGAATTATTTGCATCTAAAAACAAAGAAAGGTCTGGTTCTAAAAAAACATGTGTAATGAGAATGAAATTATTCTTTTCTGAAAATCCTCATGTTAGAAAAGAAGATGTATTAGAAGCTACTACACTTTATCTTAGAAATGTAGAATCACAGTATGTTAAAACTGCTGAGAGATTCATTTATGATGGGCAAGGTAATTATAAAATGTCTATGCTTTCACAATGGGTAGATAGAGTTTTAGAAGCTAAATCTAAAAACAAGATTGACCCCAATAATAAACTCATGAAATAATGAATTTCCTTGAGGCATTAAAGCAGGGTCAGGAAGGAGAAAATAAAGGATTACCAACAGGTTTACCACCATTGGATAGAGCAATAGATGGTGTTCAAAAGAAAGCTATTTATGGTGTAGCTGCTGGTCCAAAAGTTGGTAAATCTACATTAGTAGACTTTGGTTTTGTTATTCATCCTATATTACATTGTATTAAAGAAAACATTCCTATTACTGTAATCTATTTTTCTTATGAGATTGATAGAGTCAAAAAAGAATTTGACTTTGCATCATTCTTCTTTTATCATGACTATGGTATAAAATCTATTTATCATAATGATGAAGAGTATCCTTTGTCAAGTAGATATCTGTTAGGTAAATTACAAGACAGAGAAGGTAATATCATTCCATTATCTGATGAACATAAAACTATCCTCCAAGATATATACACCAATAGGATAATTCCATTCTTTGGTGAATATGACTATAGAGGTCATCAGATAAAAGAAGGCATAATACAATTCTTAGAAGACAGAGATAATCCTACTGGTATGAGAAATACTATTCTTGCTTATGCTAAAAAGAATGGTGAGTTTGTATATCAAGATTATGAAACTACAGAAGAAGGTAAGAAAGTTACTAAGAAAAGATTGATAGGTTACAACATTGCTAATAAGCAAAAGAGAACTATTATCATTACTGACCACATTCGTAAACTCAAGAGAGAAAGAGGTTACAGTATGAAAGAGAATATGGACAAATGGATAGAATACACAGTAGAACTCAGAAACTTCTGTCATTTTACATTTGTACATATTGTGCATCTAAACAGGTCTATATCTAATATAGAAAGATTAAAATTCAATGGTGAGTACATATATCCTACAGGTGAGGATGTAAAAGATTCAGGTAATTTATCAGAAGAATGTGATTACCTACTAACTCTTTTTAATCCTACTGATGAGAAATATGGATTATCAGTTCATTTTGGTTATCCATTACATGAATATCCAAATTATAGGTCAATACACTTAGTAGAATCTCGTGATACTGAGTGTCCAATGCATTTGGGAGTACAAATGTATGGTAATATTAAACATTTTAAATCAATTTAATTATGACAGCACCAAAAGGTTATTATCGCAATTTAATTTCTGATTCTAATATCAGAATAGCATTTACTCATACACCTATTTATGGATGTACAGTAGTAGATTCTTCTAAAGTAATGAATGAACTTGAAAAATCTCAAGATGAGTATGCACCATATTATCTTGATGGATTAAAAAGAGGTCTGATGATTACTATTGTAGAAAATCAAAACTCAAATGGTTATTTAAGACCAGGAGAACTCTATTTCAAATCTTAATTTTAAAAACAAAACAATGGCAAAAATTATGGTAATTGCTGAATCAGGTTTCGGCAAAAGTACTGCTATCTGCCCAAGTGAGGAACTTGGAATTAAGGGTTTAGACCCTAAAGAAACTTTTATTGTAAATGTAAGTGGTAAAGATTTTCCATCAAGAGGTTGGAAGAAACTTTATAAAGCAATAGAAGGTAAAGATTTATCTACTGGTAATTATGTAGATACTAATGATGGTATGGCAATAGCAGGTCTTATTGGTATTCTTAATGATAAAAAACCTGAGATTAAGAACTTAGTAATTGATGATTTTCAATATCTAATGGCAGATTATTATATGGATAAAGCCAAGACTAGTGGCTTTGATAAATTTTCTGACATTGGCTATTTCATTGGTCAAATCTTTAAAGCAATACAGAAGTTTAAAGGCAATGTAATAGTGCTTACTCATCCTGAGGAAATTCAAAATACTTTTGGTACTTCATATAAAGCCAAAACTGTTGGCAAAATGATTGACCAATATATTTCATTAGAGGGTAAGTTTGACATTGTCCTTTATGGCACTCAAGATTTTGATTCAAAGAATAAAAAAGCTATTAAGCAATTTGTCACAAACTTTGATGGTAGATATCCTGCTAAATCTGCAGCAGGTATGTTTTCACTCTATATTCCAAATGACTTAGGTTATGTAATTAAACAAGTAAACAAATATTATGAAGGAGAATAAGAAAAGACCAAGAGTCAAAATTGAAAAGAAACAATATACACTAGTATATAGTGTACAACCAACTAAACAATAATTTTTTAACTATTTTAATTTTTTAAACAATGCAAATCAAAATTTCAGAAATCCTCAATGACCTAACTAATGGTCAAACAAGACAACAGATTAAGGAAAAGTACAACCTTAGTACTGCTCAACTTAAATCTGTATTTAATCACCCACTTCTTAAAGGTAGAAAGACTAAAAAAGTAGAACAACCTATTGATTTGTTGGATGATGTTACTCAAGAAGTAATTGTAACTCAAAAGGTAATTAGTGAAATCACTAATCCTGTAGAAAATGTAGAAGAAACACCAGTAATAGATTCTACATTAGCTGTATTCGAATAAAGAATAATAGGGAAAAGTAACCCTTTTCCCTTTTTCTTTTAAATATTAATTTGTAATTTTATAACCCTTTATAATAAGTAAATCTTA